CGTTGTAGCTGCTAGACTTTGTTGTGCAAACTGTGATGCCGCCGCATTCTGTTGTAGCTGTTGCTGCGCATTATATTGCATGGCGGCCAATGATGCAGGATCATTGCCCGGTGCCACTTGTGCTGTCGATGCTGTAGAAGCCGAACCGCCTTTTAGCAGCATGTAAAGCACAAGTGCACCGACAAGCACTGCGGCGCCGCTGGCAACAGGGTGCTTTTTAATAAGCGTAAAATCAAACGCCATAAATTACCCCACGTTAGAAGTAGCCTGTTGAGAAAGCGGCTGACCTATAAATTGACCCGCAATTAATCCACCTTGCGTTAGATCGGTTGTTTTTGTGACTGAATTAACATAGAGGATACCATGTTCGCGTACAATGTAGGCATTTTTCTGGATAATGCCAGCACCTTGCACTTGAAATACCGGCAGTGTAGTCGCCTGATCAAAGGCTAAATTACCTGTTCCGGGGCCGGGATATTTTCGCGGAAAATACTGAATGATAGACATGATATTACGGGATCGTGGAATAGGATGGAATGCTGCTAAAAGATTGTCCCGTAATCGGCGAAAGTGCGGTTGAAAGCGCACTAGAAAACGCGCTCCCGCCAGCACCAATAACATTAGCAGTATTTGATTGTTTGCTCACAATCACTGCCAATGTGGCAACGCCGATAATGGCGACTGCAATAGTAATAATGCCTTGTGTAAGATCGTTCATTTGATGGCCTCAAGCAACAGGGGAAACGGCGGCTTTAAGAACGTTGGAAAAAGCATCGCCTGCAGATTTAATAACGGATGATGTTTGTGATTTCGTAGAAAGGATAACACCCAATGTTGCAACGCCAATAATGGCGACTGCAATGGTAATGATGCCAGACGTAACACTATTCATTAGGCGACCGCCGGTGCCAAAACATTTGGACTCGCAATAGATGTTTGCGAGATGAATTTAGAGAATACACCTTTATTCGATAGGAAAAGAACAACAATAACTAGCACTAAAAAAGCATTAGTAATGGGGCGAATGGATTTAAAATATCCTAATCCACCAATAAGTCCAATGGCAAAAACCCATGCTAAATAAGACTGAGAAAATGGCAACGCAAAGTCATTTTGCAATAGCCCAAACAATTCGCTTTGCGTATCTCTTACGCCAACAATGACAAGCATTAGTCCAATGAGGATCAATAGAAAAGGCATATTAACTCCCCGCCGTGAGGGCAGTAGAACTGCCCCCATAAAACAGCGCGGCGTATTGTGCCAATTGCCCTTTGGCCGTAATGTAGACCAAAAATCCAACAAACAAAGCGGCAACAATTACGCTAGTTTGGCTCATGGTCTTAGCCAATTACCGGGACTTTCTGACCAAGGGCGGGATAATGAATACCGACAAAATAGCCGACAATAAAGACGATCACTAGAAACAGCCAGTGTTGTGTTTTCATAATTACTCCGAGACAATGATACGCATAACATCGTTCCACAAATAAGCGACGGATGCAATGACAATGATAAACAAAATCCAGTGTAGCAAACTCATTTGCTCACTGAATGGTTGTTCAATAAAAGCACTAACATTTGCGGGCAGCATGGATTAACCTCCCGGCAACGAACCGGCATTAGTCAACAGATTGACCATTGCCAAATCCTCATAGCCAACCATGATCTGTGCACCCACTGCAACATTGGACGGATTGATAATCAAATCCATATTGCCGTATTGAATCGTGCTAATGGGATCATCTCGATGACTGATATAATACGTGCCTTTTGGCATACCCGTTCCAATAAACAGATAATCTAGAAGTGCAAATTCATCCGGCGTTGCTTTCAACAAATTAGTGTAGTTTGCCGATTGCAAAGCAAGATAATTAATATCTCCACCAAACGCCGGAGCGCCGCCATTGTCATAGATGAACGTAGTGGAAAGATAACTGCGGAAGTTACTATACGGGATGGGGAAGTCCTGCCCCCCCGAAAGTCCCGTAAGCGTTGTGGCTTTCAACTCATAACTGGTTGACAAGTCAATCAGCGGCAAAATCGGCCCCTGCTGCCCCATGGGAAGCTGATCAAGATAGTGCTGATAGATCGTGACGTTGACGTTATTAACCGTATAAGTGGGTGCGGTTGCCGTCGTGGCTTTATAAACGGCCAATGTACCATCTGCCGTATTGCCCACAACAAGGTTTGTCTGCAACTGCAACTGCAGCTGCATGGACGCATTGACAACGTTGGCATAGACGGCACCACGCAAATCCGACCGCGAATAAGCAAGTGGCAAATAGTAACGGAAAATAAGCGTAGTCGGTGTAGCAGTTGCCAGTGTGGCAGGTGCCTGCTGAATCAGCCAATTGTCACCATAGGATACAGGCTGATTGTTTGCGCCAGCATTGCCCGATTTATCCATTGCATAAGGCATGCCGTATGGGCGACCAATACGTGCTGTATTTATACTATGCAAATGCCAGCCAGGCGTTTGTACGCGAGTATTATTCTGCAGATCATTGAACAATACCTGCTGTAGCAGATTCGCAGCGCCAAATGGGGTAATACCTACACTATCAGCCGATGTGATGGTGATATTTACCGCGAGTTCGATAAAAAATCCCTTAATCAAACCGACATTGCGCGGAACAATGTTGATGGTATTGTTGCTTGAATTGAGCGAATTTTGTTCAGTGGAAAATACCTGCTGAATACGCTCAACAGCCGTCTGCAAAATGGCATTACGAGCGTTCATGTTAATCTGCTGCGGGGAAAGCTGCTGTGCGGCGACCATATTATTGTTCCTGATTATTGATGGAATGATGCGAAACGGCAAAGGTATATGCTGTTTCAACGGCAAATCCCGCAATGGCAAGCATCAGCAGGATAGTAAGCCAGTTTAATGGCTGTAACAGAATGCGGAAATTAAGGGGCACGTATTCCATTACCCGGCCTGCTTTGCTTTATAATCCTTGTACGCTTTCATCATAGCACTTACAAGGGCAAAACCGAGAACGGCCATCAGAAAAATAGTGACCCAGTTTGTAACGTTCCAGGTAATGATGACGGGATCAGACATAAATCAGCCTATTTTGTGGTTGTGAAACTTCTGTAACTTCGTCGGGTGGCATAAACGTTTTCAATATTTCCCTCGCTTTTGGCACTGGCTGCAAAATCGCCAACTCGTTATTATCTACATCATAATACCACGAATGAAATTTCGGTAGATTTTCATTTGGATCATAATCAGGTATCCATTCGCTAATGCGTTTCCTATCATTTTTATCATTGAGCGCAAAAACCTGATAAAAATTTGTCTCTGAAAAAACAAAACGATCTAGTGCAACAGGGCGTTGTGACAATGTGATGGTGGGAATATGTTTACTACGGCCCTGCGTCTGGACGGCCCGATACGCTGGGGAATACTGCCGACCATTTGCTAACATGTACCCCTCATCGACATAGACGCCGATATTTTCCTGTTGCCAAATAGCCCATAAAAGAGCATCAACCTGTTCGCCTTGATCGGGAGTCGGTGTGACAATATATACACCCGGTTCCTGCGGTAGTGTTTCCAGATCGATAAATTGTGCGCCGGGTATAGATTCAATCAGTTTGTCGCGTTTCCAGTTAAACACAATCCACGGCATAACCTGCCAATTTTGTTTGCTCAAATGCCATACACCTGCCTGTGTTTTGCCGGTACCATTACGGCCAACAATAACAATGCGTTGTGTTTCATTCGGAAGCTGCATTTAAGCTGTAAATCCTGTATCGGGAAAATTTCCCTGTACCACGTTGGATTTTACGCGTTTGGCGCTTTTCTCATTATCCAAGCGCATTTTAATGGCAAACGCCCTAGGCCCATAAACGCCGCCCATGACAACAATCAACTGCCCCCACGCAAGAATTTTAGGATCAATAACTGTTTCATAATGCGCTTGCACCGCCGCCGCAGCTTTCGCCAGTTCTCGCGCTTCGGCCTGATCGAGTGCCAATTCTGGCGTTTTGGCAATCGCACTGAGCGCGAGATGGACAGAAAAAAGGATGTTTTCCAGTCCGCTTATATCCGATTTACTGACCGCCGCCGCTTTGGTTCCGTTTTTGCTTCCGGGCTTTCGTCCGCGCTTTTTTCCAGTGTTTCCGGTGCTTCCGGGAGTACTGCTATCGGTTCCTGAATTTCCGCTATCGGTTCCGATGGTTTCGGGATCGACAATTGTTCTTCCACTCGGAGCGAAAGGGTTTCCAGCGTCTTCTGTACCGAGTTCATCGCTTCCACTTGCGTCGTCATCCATTGCATTTTCTCCCGTAATTCGTTGAGGTTAGTTTCGTAGGTTTGCATGCGTTGAGCGGCATCTAATTGCGCCATGGCGGTTTGTTGTTCGGCTAGGGCTATAGCCCCCTCCGCGAGTTCCGCAGCGCTAGATATAGGCTCTTTTTCGGGTTGTGGCGTATTGTCAATGGCACCATCGACAATTTCCGTGATTTGGTCTTTAACATCTTCCGGCAATTCATCCATGACCACATCCCTTAAATTCGTCTACCGAATATAATGCGCATAAAATTTTTTCATTCTGGTTCTTAATAAATTCAAGATCAGCATTCAACTTCACCAATCCGGCCTTAAATTCATCGGCTGATTGCATAATCATTTGCGGATCGATGCCAAGGCTTGACATAAGCATTTGCATTCCGGACATTTTCGTTTTTCCTTTTGTTTGAGTGATTGCGTACATGGTCATCGCTCGTAGAAGTAGCCAAGAACCCACGCATCAAATCCGGTTCCCGCCGCTGGTGTCCCGTTATATGAATAATTGAAGTTTTGGTTTATGTCGAGCAAGTAAGTGCTCGATAATCCCCTGCCAGGCCGAATAAACGTGATGACATCTGTTATGGGATCCAAGGGCGGGGAACTGATAAAAACGATCGAGCTTCCCGTGTCTGAATTTTCCACGTACATATTCACGCGGCGTGATGTTGCTGGAACCGCGCCCGAAAGACTTATTACCGTTGCTGTCGTTGCAGCGCCAAAGTGCACGGGATGCAACGGCGCGTTATTTATGTTCATTATGTAGTCCACGCTCCCCAAATAGGGAGAATGGTCAAACATGACGATGTTGCTGCTGCCGTCCGTGACGATTGAACCGACATACCGCCGCGACGTGTCGCCCGTTTTCGCCCGCGCCGTGCCGCTGTAGGGAGCCGCTGGCGCCGTCGTCACACACTCGATCGCGGGTGTTCCGGCGTTGTTGTAGAGATACAGGTGATAGAACGTCGAGGCCGCGAGCGCGAGTCCTGTCAGGGCGATGGCGTTCGGCGCATCGAGGTAGTAGCCGAGGCTGGGAATGTAGGCTCGCCCGCTCGATACCGTGACCGCCGTGGCGCTCACCCACTGCATCTGTAGGCCGTCGATGTATCCGGGGCCTGACCAGAGCTTTGCGCCATCCACCACACTCTGCGGATCGACTGTCGGTAGCGAAGAAAGGAACGGCATCTCAAACCCTCACAGTTATGGAATCACCTATATGATTCTGAATTATTGTATACGCATGCGTAGTTAATATCGAGGGATCATTACTAGAATTAACCGGAATATTAATAACACCTGTAATTCTTCCGTAAGCATCTAAAACTAATTGGGGAACATGCGTTGCATCACCATACGTGCCTGCCACTACTCCGCTGTTAAAGTAACCCCCTAGGCATGGGGAATGCCGGGCAGAAATTAAGCAGAATAAGGCGCAACAATGAAGATTCTTTATTAGCCAGTGAAAATTCCACTAGCGGGACGTGCATGTTTAAAACCGGGAAATAATCCGCTTGTCCCGGCTGTACAGTAAAAACCTGTTCCGTCCCGTTAACGCCAACCGATACCGCTTGCGTGCATGCTGATGCGTCGATCCAGATGCAGCGCAGCGAGCCAAAGGGCTTTTGCTGTTGAATGTTATTCAGGTCGATTGCATAGGCATTATCTTGTGACCAGTCAAGCGACACCGGAATAGCGAAAGCTCCGGACGCTGGCAGAGTTGGATCGCCTTTCGGATAGCGCAAGGGAAAGATGGATGAGGGAGATAATCCAATCACGTTAAACGCCGCCAATAGACATCAAATAAAATGCCGGTAACATGTAATTATAAAAAAATATGTTGGCCGTGCTTCCGGACGTTGATCTCAATTGAAATTTTGCCGGGCTTGATACCGATAGTGGTAATCCCAATGTTCCCCTAGCTCCCGATACACCGCCAGCACTGTTTGTTACCTGCACTAACTGATTCGATCCCGACTGTTGCAACGATAATCCCGTATTTACCCCTGCAAATGCGGTCAAATCTGCAATGCAATACTGCATTGCAGATAATTGTCCGCTTTGAAACAACTGTGATAAATCAATCTGGAATTCTGTATCTAACGAAAAATCTACCGTTACGGGGACCACTTTTGGCCCTTCGCACGGGATATTCAATGGATTGTTATTGGGATCGTAAAACACTGCAGTTCGCAGTGCATATTGTGGTGTTATGCCAATCATTATACTACTCCAAAATGCTGCAATGCTTTTTCAATGTTGTCCGCATAATTCAACGAACCGTTATAATGCAATGCGAATTTTTGTCTGTTTGTCAATTCCAACAGTTCACGTACAGAAAAGCCAATGCCACGGTGTTTTGTGAAGGTGCAAAAATCAGCGTCTTGTGCGACATTCGCAGCGTCACCGACTCCGCAATAGCTAAAGATAGTGATTTTCTGGTCAATGAATTGCGGATCATATAATGCGTTCCCCATGATCTGATATTTGCCAAAACTGCTACTATAGATAATAGCAGCCGTTTCATATGTACAATGATGGATGATGCGGATGTTGACAATGATTTTATCGCCAAACATTCTAGT